GTACGACACTGAATATTGGCGTCGAAACGCTTTGTTCACTTTGGAAGAAGAACACAGAGCTAAGCAAATCATTCCTGGACGAACATGGGCTGAGGCAACAAGGCAAATCAACTTTGAGTTTGAGATGAATTTGACTTCACGACAGGTTCGAAACTGGGGTCATCGGCACCATGTTTATGCTGCTGAAATAATCGATAATAGCGAGCCAGATTTCAAGATTGATCCAGTTAGAGAACATCGGAATAAGCTTCTTAAAGTCAATCAAACGCTCAATCGGTTGAATTCCGTCATCAAATCACAGCGAGTGAGGAGCTGGCGCTATGTCTAGGCTATTAGATGACAAGCAGCTCAAGGCTTATAAAAAGTTTGTGCCTGGTCACACGGGCGCAGAGATTGCGAAAATGGTTTACGAAAACTGGGGCATCCAGTTAACGGTTCAGAAAGTTCATGCCTTAAATATCAGAAACAACATTAAATCTGGTTTATATCAAAAATATTTTGGCAAGGCAGATCCAAGAAGGTCATCTTCACATCACGACCTTCATAAAAGAATGGCGATTGGCACGGTTAAAAGGAACGAAACTCGTTCAAAGGATCGACCAAATCGTGCACCAATTGTGGTGGTGAAACAGGCTGAGAGAAAATGGAAACCAAATCATAGACGAGTTTGGGAAGAGGCGTATGGCCCAATTCCCAAAGGTTACAAAACTGTGTTTTTGGATGGTAACTCGTTGAATTTCAGCATTACCAATCTTGCACTCGTCACAGACGCAGAGTTTTTAGTTATGAATGATAAACATCTGATCTCATCGGATAAGAGAGTGACTCGTAGTGGAATAGCGTTGGCCAGGCTCTTGTCAAAGACGTATCAAGTTAAAAGAAAAAAAGGCAGCAATTGATGAGGGAGGATTGATGATGATACAGATAAATATACCTGGGGAGCCTGTGCCACAAGGACGGCCACGCTTTGCCAGTCGGGGCAAGTTCGTATCTACCTATGATCCACCAAAAAGCAAAGCGTACAAGAATGAGGTGGCCGTTGCTGCACGCGATCAGTACGCAGGAGAGCCTCTCTCAGGGCCGTTGATCTGCCGAGTGACAATCTACCGACCAATACAGCAAACCGGCAGTAAACGGCTCAAAAGGGACAAAGCGGCAGGTATTGTGCGGCCAGTCATCAAAGGTGATGTTGACAACTATTTCAAAGCCGTCACGGATCCGCTGACGGGCATTGTATGGGTCGATGATGCGCAGATCGTTGAGGCTCACATTGCCAAGTTTTACAGTGACGAACCACACGTTGAGATATACATCGAACAAATCAAGGAGGTCTAACGCCATGACAGAATTGAAAGATAATAGCATCACTGTATTCGGTAACGTAATTAACTCAACCGAAAAAACTGTGAACAAGGATCAGGTGGTTGAACTCAAAGTACGGATTCAAGCTAAAGAGCTTGACGGCAAACGTGATTCATTCGCAAAAGTTTTGAAGGGCAATGCACAGATGGTATTCACACCGAGCCAGACTGAATTGGATGTGGATGGCGATAAGCCTGCTGATGGGCAAACTGAATTGCTAGATGATAAGGCTAAAAAGTAATCGGACAAAGCGGAGGTTAAGAAATGAACAATATGGCCAAGACACTTCGTAGGGAAGACCAGCGAGCGTTTGATACGTGGTTTAATCGGTGGATTAAAAACACCAGGCTTGAACAGTCTCTGATTGAAGCGGCCCGAAAAGGATATAAATCACTGATAGTTTATGATCGAAAGAATGACATGGATGTTTATCAAAAGCGGCGATTTGAAGATTCGCGTTTTGTGAAACGGCTTCAGTCTGAACTGCCTGATCTGCATGTTGAGCTTCGTCAATATTTGGATAAGAACGCATTTGGGTTTTCATTCAATGCTTATAAAGTAGCAGTGTCTTGGGAAGTATTGAAATAAAATGCAAAAAAATAGCCGCACGATGGCAGCCATTCCTGAATCATTAACAAACTAATTCTATCACAAGGAGTGGGGCCGTTGAGTCGTGAACACAAAAGTCGGTTCGAGTGGCTTCAAGATTATCTTGAACTGGACGATGAGATCAGGTATCTGGAATGGAAGATACGCAAGTCCAACGCTGAAGTCGATCGATGGTCAGAAGGTGATTTGAGTAGGCTCCACGTATCCGGCAGTGACTCTCGTGCTGCGCATGTTGGTGAGGAAGTGCCAGAGCTGCAGACCAAGCTGACTGAGTGCAAGGCCGAACAGTACGATCTGCTGAAGCTGATCGACTCCTTCTCCGGTTATGAAAACCAGATACTCAAGATGAAGTATGTACAAGGCAAGTCGCTTGAGGAAATCGCCGCTGAACTTGGTTACTCATACGAGACAGTCAGAGCCAAGCACGCTGAGCTGCACCGGCGACTGGACTGGATTGACGAGTGGGAGGACAGACGAACACGACTGGAGAATCGACTGGACTACTGAATACCAAATTTATGTATACGCATCGATTGCATGGTATCTCTTGATATTTCGAAATATGATGGAAACATCAAAAGTGCAACAAGACGGGTCAGCAGATATGCTGGCCTGTTTTCGTGGAAATGCTCAGAAATTGACGGCCTAGATTATGGAATAATTAATAATACTATTCACAGAAGGACGGCCAAGCGGTCGCCCTTTTACTATGCAATTTGGAGGTGGATATGATGGCCATGGTACCACGAGATATCAGCGAGCCTTTCTATCACAGTAAAGAGTGGAAGAAGACGCGTGCTGCCTACATTGCCAGTGTCGGTGGATTGTGTGAGCGCTGCTTGAAGCGAGGTATCATCAAGCCCGGCTACATCGTCCACCACAAGCACTACATCACAGCAGACAACATCAATGACCCAAGCATCACGCTTAACTGGGACAACCTAGAGTATCTTTGCTTTGATTGTCACCAAGAGGAACACTTTGAGAAGACGGCAGCTGTTCGTTCTGACGTTATGTTTGATGCTCATGGTCAGTTAGTACCAGTTAGACTGTCCCCCCTGCGAAGCCATAAGAAGCTGTTTAAAAAGGAACGGCATGCAACACACGAATAATACACAGGTTGTTTTTTCGTATGAGGGGGGGTAACAAATTTAAGGGGATGACGAAATTGAGCCTGAAAATGTCGATTGAAAAGCAGGATGTGGCCATTCAGCTCGAATATGAGCGGTTGCGTCAAACGTTATCCGGTATCTCAGCGGAGAAGTTGGCAGCGGCCGATAACTTGATCCAAAGATGTGCATTTATGACCATCACGCTTCAGATCTTGGAAGATGAAGTCAAATCTAAAGGGCCAACGATTCTCATGCACAATGGGAAGCAGACGATGCGTGTTGAGAATCCCGCCCAGAAATCATACAACACGATGATCAATCGATACACTGCCGCGATGGATAAGTTACTCAGTTTGCTACCGAGAGAATCCGCAATCATGCCCGCCGATCCCAACAAAGAGAGCGACGGCTTTGATGACTTTGTTGAGGAACGAGGCGAATAGCAATGGCTGACATTCAGATCAAGATTCGTGTCGATCGACATGTCAGTTATCCACCTGATTACGATCCAATTACTCAATACTGGCAATCGTTTGTGCAGAATGGTGGTGATCAAGTTGTCGGCAAGAAAATCTACCGCACGTACAAGAAGCTCATCGCAGACATGCACAATGACAATAGTGAATGGTACTACTCAAATCGTCGTGGTAATCACGTGCTTGAATTTATCGAGAACTATTGCCGTCACAGCAAGGGACCAGCAGGCGGGAAGCACATTGTCCTAGAACTCTGGGAGAAAGCACTGTTGGCAGCGTCTTTTGGATTCGTTGATGGTGCGGGTTTCCGAAAGTATCAGCGGGTTGTCCTGATTGTTGGTAAGAAGAACGGGAAGTCGCTGCTCGGTTCCGCTGTTGGGTTGTACATGCAGATTGCCGATGGTGAGGCTGGGCCTGAAGTGTACGCGGTGGCTACGAAGAAGGATCAGGCGAAGATCATTTGGAATGAAGCCAAGCGCATGGTCAGAAAATCTCCGACTTTGGCTAAGCGAATCAAAACGCATGTGGCTGATCTGTCTTCAGAAGAGTACAACGACGGCGTCTTCAAGCCTCTGTCATCTGACAGCGATACGCTTGACGGCCTCAATTCTTCTTGCATCCTGATGGACGAAATTCACCAGTGGAAGAACGGTGAGCCACTTTACAACATCATGGCCGATGGGATCACTGCACGGGATCAACCACTGATTTTCATCACATCCACCGCTGGCACGATCCGCGAAGATATTTATGATCAGATCTACGACGACGCTGAGATGACGATTGCAGGATATGATCAACCCGAAGGTTACAGGGATGAACGTTCATTGTTCTTCATCTACGAACTTGACAAACGTGCGGAATGGCGTGATGAGAAATGCTGGGTCAAGGCAAACCCTGGACTTGGCACGATCAAAAACAAGACCACATTGGCTGAACGTGTCGAAAAAGCCAAGGCAAATCATCGACTGGTTAAAAACCTAGTCTGCAAGGATTTTAATATCCGTGAGACAGCAACTGAGTCGTGGCTAACCTTTGATGAACTGAATAACGAGGCCACGTTTGACACGCTCAAACTCAAGCCGCGATATGGCATTGCTGGCGCTGACTTATCGCAGACGACTGACTTGACTTGTGCAACTGTCATCTTCCAGATACCTAATGATGATCACATCTACGTTAAGCAAATGTACTGGCTGCCGGAAGACACTCTTGAGCAGCGCGCACAGGAGGACAACATTCCTTATGCCACGTGGCGCGATCAAGGATTGTTGAGGACGAGCCAAGGTAATAAAGTCTATTATCGTGACATCATGGACTGGTTTGAGGAGCTTGAACAAGAATATGACATTTACCTGTTCAAAGGCGGTTATGACGCATGGTCAGCCACATACTTCGTCAAAGATCTTGAATCCCGATATGGCGAAAAGACCTTTGATGCAATTCCGCAAGGGGTGAAGACGTTATCAAGTCCCATGCATTCACTTGGTGCAGATCTTCGTTCAAAGCGAATTGTCTATAACAACAATCCAATCTTGAAATGGTGTCTGTCTAACACGACGATTGTGACTGACAGAAATGGAAATATCCAACCTGACAAGGGAAAAAACAAGCGCAAGCGAATTGATGGGATGGCTTCTTTACTCGATGCTTATGTTGTTTTTGAGAATAATCAAGAAGAATATCAGACGCTGATTTAACCGTAAGGAGGTGATTATTTGGCATTTTGGAACAATCTTTTTCATAGAAAAAATAGTGGCGTCACAGTCACACCGGAATACAAGCTTGTTACCAACTACGGTAACGGCTTTTTTGGTTGGAATGGCAAGGTCTATGAATCTGACATCATTAGGTCAGCCATTGAGGTCAAAGCAACCACGATCGGCAAAGCAGTGGCCAAGCACATTCGGTCCGGTACCGGTGACAGCATCGTAGTCAATCCAGACGTTTATATCCAGTTCTTGTTATCGGACCCGAACCCGTTAATGAGCGGCCAGATGCTGCAAGAAAAGATGATCACGCAGCTTGAACTGAATAACAACGCTTTTGCCTTTGTCCAGAATGATGCCAATGGAATGCCAACAGCAATCTGGCCAATCGTGGCTAACAGTGTCGAAGCCATTCAAGACAATCAAGGCAACCTCTATCTCAAGTTCTACATGCCGAATGCACAGACCTACATCTTTCCATATTCGCAGGTGATTCACCTGCGCAAAGATTTCAACAAGGACGAAATCTTTGGCGAATCCAATGGCCCCACTTTGGCACCACTCATGGAGATTGTTACGACCACTGACCAAGGTATTGTATCTGCCATTAAGAATTCAGCCGCTGTTCGCTGGCTGTTGAAATTCAATACTGCTATGCGCCCGGAGGATATCGAGAAGAATACGAAAGCTTTTGTTGCATCGTATCTGCAGACACAAAAAGATCAGGATTCAATCGGTGCAGCTGGTGTTGATGCTAAGACCGATGCAACCCAGTTACAGCCCACTGATTTTGTGCCAAATGCTAAGCAAATGGATGCGACTGTGGATCGAATCTACTCAATTTTCCATACCAACAAGGCCATTGTCCAAAGTAGCTACACTGAAAACCAGTGGATTAGTTACTACGAAAGTCAGATTGAACCAGTGATTAGGCAGATGTCTGAGCAATGGACGAGCCGCTTGTTCAACCGACGGCAACGTTCGTTTGGTAATTCAATTGTGTTTGAATCAAGCGATTTGAGCTATGCAAGCATGCAAACCAAACTGTCACTCGTCCAACTAGTTGACCGTGCTGTGATGACTCCGAATGAATTGCGTGGATTCTTTAATCTGTCACCAGTTCCGGATGGCGACAAGATGTTACTCCGAAAGGATACAGGGACAGTGCCTTCAGCAACTGGTAGCGACGGTGTCCCTGATCCAACGGAAGGAGGTGATGATAATGACGACAGTGGTACCGATTAAAGGTGACATCGTTACTAATGATTACGGATGGCTTTACGATCTATTTGGCGATGACTATGCTTCACCTAAAAGCGTCTCTGATCTAATTAACAAGGCTAATGGTGATGACTTATCCGTTGAGATCAATTCAGGTGGAGGAATTCTCGATGCCGGCTCTGAAATTTACACCATGCTTCGTGCTTATAAAGGACCGGTCAATGTGAACGTTGTGGGTGTGGCATATTCCGCTGCATCTTTGATCGCGATGGCGGGTGATGTCGTAGCCATGTCACCTGCAGGGATGATGATGATCCACAATGTCTCCGGTGGACAGATGGGTGACTATCATGACATGGAGAATGCTGCGGATTTGTTAAAGAAGTCAAACACAGCAATAGCTAATGCCTATATGGCCAAGACGGGTCTATCTCAAGCAGAAATCCTTGACTTGATGGATTCAACTTACTGGCTGGATCCGCAGACTGCCATTGAAAAAGGGTTTGCTGACAAGATGATGTTTGACAATGCGGAGAAGCCAGGGAAAATGATCATGACTGCTAGCCTGAATAAGATTCCAAGTCTTGCCACGCTGAACCAAATGAAACACTTCCGAAACACAACAGCACTAAAAAGAGCGCCGTCTGATGATGATCAGATGGCGCTTTTGAATGCAGAATACAATCTCTTAAATTTGAAAGGGGAATAACCTCATGAACAAAGAAGAATACTTGAAGCAACGCGAAGCTCTGATGAACGATGCTCGCACCGCAATCGATAAGGGGAAGTCTGAGGATGCCAACAAAGCAATGAAGTCCGTGAAGGATTTGGACGCAAAGTGGGATCAGCAAACAAAAGACCAAGCCAACTTGGCAGCCCTGGATGACCATGCGCCAATCACCTTGGCTCAGGTAGCACCAGCCAACGACATTGTTGGTGTTGGAAAGTCTCTTGAAAACACCAAATTGAACACTGTTGCCAAAACACAGCCGACTTATGACAAGGTATGGGCTAAAACGCTTTTGGGTCACACTCTCAATACTGCAGAGCAGGCTGTATTCGATAAGGAAAACGCGCGCCTTAATGGCGCACCATTTTCTCACCAAACGGGGAACACTCCGACCTTGATTCCTAACACTGTGGCAGCTGGCATCTGGAAGATCGCAGAAGAACAATATCCAGCCTTCGCTGATGCCAAGAAATTCAACGTTTCTGGCACGCTGACCATCAACAAGCACGATGGCATTGTTTCTGGTGATGCTCAGTGGGTTGACGAAAACACGCAGGCTGATGATGAGCAAAATAAATTCAGTCAATTGGTGCTTAAAGGTTACGAGCTGAATAAAGTCGCCACCGTGTCCTGGAAGATGAAGAGCATGTCTGAAGAGGACTTCATCAGTTTCTTGACTCAAGAGCTTGGGAATCGTCTGGGTGTTGCGCTTGGTGTTGCGATTCATCAAGGCGATGGTAAAAATTCACCGCTAGGCATTGAGACTGCATTGAAGGCCGAAAAAGGGACGCCACAAGTTGCCACTTATAAGGATCAAATCGCATATAAGGATATCACTAGCACCATGGCCAAGATCCACTCTAGTTTTGCTGGCAAGGCAGCAGTTTATGCAAATAGCAAAACCATTTGGAATCAATTGGCAAACATCGTTGATGGTCAAGGTCGTCCGTTGTTTATTGCTAGCCCAATCAATGGAGGCGTTGGTAGCATTCTTGGTTTAGTTGTGAAACCAGATGCTGGTGTCAATGATGGGGACGTCCTGATTGCGGATGTGACAGATACAGTCGTTGTTAACATTAACCAAGCACTTACAGTGGCAACAGAAGACCACGTCAAGGGGCGTTCCACTGATTATGGTGCCTATGCAATTGCTGACGCAGGTCTTTTAACAACCAAGGGGGCAGCATTGCTCACAGCAGGCCCAAAAGTGTAGCCCCGCAATCAGTTAAGTCTGAAGGAATCAAGGGCGGGGTTAAGTTAACAGCAAAGTAGAAAGGAGCTAGAACATGGCTGATACACCAGATCGGAGCGCCGAATTCTTAAAGGCACTCCAAAAAGGCAAGGTGGTTGCTGTCGGCAATAAGGGCACTGGTGAAGTTGACGTTACCGGCCTGGCCGATGGGACAGTCGTCAAAGATGGTGACTATCAGGTTGTTTTTGATACAGACAACACCAAGACACTGTCTTCAGTGGCCAGTGATCCGATTGATGCACCTGGCGTAACTGTGCCAACAACGCCACCTAGTCTAGGATAGGCGGTGATCAAAGATGGCTGACGAGAAATCTGAAGAAGAACCAACCTTGTTAGATCTCTTAAAACAACACATCCGATTGGAAGATGACATGGACCCTTCCATGTTGCAATTCTATCTGGACGCAGCTGACAAGTATGTCCAGCGTAAAGTTGGCCATAGCGTGAAATACTTGCAGCTTATGGTTGCTACCGTGATGAATGACAATCGATCTGCCGGTGACGATCTAGCGGCGGCACTTGAAGCCTTGGAGCCGATCTTCTACTTGGAGGTGAGAACAGATGACCCAGACAGTCAATCTAACGAACCAACTCAGGTGGATAGCCACACTGTTGGAACTTAAGGACGGCGTTGACGCACACGACCGTCCAAAACAAACGTGGGAAGACAAGCGGGTCTTGTATTACGCCGACATTGGGATCACCTCAACTGAAAAATATCTCGCGCAGCAGAACAAGCAGGATGTCGTCTTGCGCATTTTGATTCGTCGGGATATGTCGATTACTCAGGGTGGGAATCGTGTCCGGATCCGAGGAACTGATTACAAAATCACACGAATCTACGAGACGCCCGACAATCAAAGAATGGAGTTGAGTCTGGACTATGTTGATCACATTTGACGAGTTTCTGGCCAGACTCAAGCAACTGGGTGCGGTCTATCGAGACGTTGCACCACGGACGGCCAAGTATCCGTACTGGATATACACCTATACAAACACTCAGCGTCTAGTAGCCAGCACGGGTACACGGTTAATCGTGAATGAGTATCAGGTGTCTTTGTACACAAAGGGCGTTGAAGACGAGCTACTGCCGTTCATCAAGATATTTGATGATGTCCCGTTCCAATCATTCAGAGGCATTCCGGGCGATGAAAATGATGAAACTATCACGGATTTGTACACGTACATCGAGGTGATTGCGGGTGGTCAATAACAACGGTTTTGAAACAATGGCCAAGTATCTCAGTGGTATCAAAGTAGATGAGTCAGTGTCGAAAGAAGGGCTTGTTGCCGCAGCAAGTCAATTTGCTGACAAGCTCCGGCCCGAGTTGCCAAGTGAACCTAACGCTCCGCTCGCACAAACCTATGGGACGTTAAGAGATAAGCTACAGGTTGTTGACAAGGGCGATCACATCCAAGTGACGTTTGGAAATGCATTTTGGTGGCTCTTTCTGGAGCATGGGACAAGTCCCAAGAACCATCAAGGAATCAGGGCACGCAATTATGTTCACAACACCTTTGCTGCCAACAAAAATACAATTATGCAGACTATGGTCAAACCGGTCATGGATGCATTGAAAAAATAGGAGGAATCGCTATGTCTGATAAACCAAGCAAAGCAAACGATATTGAGCTAGAGCTCACTATTGGCGATATGTTTTTCGCTATGAAAAAGCAAAATGAGACGGCATCTACTGATCCGGTCTTCGATACAAGTGTTATCCGGATCCCGAACATCAAAAAGATTGCCTTCAAAGGGAACGGAAAGTCGAACGACATTTATGCCAGCGGTAAAAAGTTCGGGACAATCACGCAAGAAACCAGTATTGAAGTGACACACACCCACATCGGGATGCCAATTGCAGTTCTGGATGCAATGAAAGGCATCGCAGCGAAGCATGGGGTCGAGTTTGGATCCACACTTGCACAATCAATGCCAGAGTTTGCAATTGGTTTTGACACATGGTTGGCCAATGGACAGCATGATGGCATCTGGTTGACGTCTTGTACACTTAACCCTGCTGTTAATGAAACTCATGCAACTTCTGAAGAGTCATTCAAGGAAGTCAACCCTGATGTCGTCTACAACGCAGGTGGTTTGCGTAATTCGAGTATTTACTACTCACGCTATAATTCAGCCCGAGACAGTGCTGACCTGACTGTTGACGACTTTTTCAAGCAGGTTATTTTTTCTCCAGAACAGCTTGAAACGATAGCAAAAGAAAAAGCGATCCCAAAAGTGTAACCCCGCAAGCAGTTAAGACGATTGCCAAACAAGGCGGGGAATTAACGATTATTGCTAATTAGGAGGACAAAGGAATATGGCGAAGCTCTCTGATCTAGTTAGGCTCCGAGACAATCATTTCATCACGATTCAAGGTGCAAAGGTACCTGCAGCGTTCACTTTTGCCTCAATTGACGCTATTGAATCCGCATATGGGCAAGGCTACAAAACATTCGAGAAGGATTTGAATATTATGCTCAAACGGAAAGTGATTCATCGCGATCAGAAAACCATGAAACTCATTTGGGCGCTTGTTTACGGCTTACTTGTCGGTGGAGGTACGGAAACTACCTTTGATGAGATGAACCGTGCTATTCCCTTTTCGGAAATTCCTAGTGTTATTCAAGAGGCAATGGATATTCTAAATGAGCAGAACTTCCAACTAAGTGACATAAAAAAATAAAGTCGCCACAACAGGAAGGTGAGGCCCAGGAGGATAACGATTACCCCTGGGCCTTTTATTTGTATGTGGCGAAAGCGCTGATGGGATACTCGCTTCAAGAATTCATGAAATTAACGCCTAATCTGTGGCTGAAACAATATCTAATCTATATCGAGATTAATAATCCTGATGGCATCTACAAAGAGAAACCTAAGCCCATTCGGAAACAGGTCACACTGGACGATATTCCATTTTTTAACTAATTAAGAAAGGAGGAAAATAATGGCTGACGAAACTCAAAACGTTGTTCTTGATTTCAAGATGAATGGTCAAGTACAGTTTGCTAACACAGTGAAAGACATCAACGCCGTGATGAACACGGCCGCAAAGGAATATCGAGCCCAGATATCGTCTATGGATGACAATGCTAGTTCGACTCAGAAACTGGCTGCTGAACAACAAAAATTGCAAATTCAATCCGAAGCTGCTGCTAAAAGAACACAAATTCTGTCTGAACAATTGAAGACAATGCAGGATCGTGGTGAAACATCTGGTTCTTCATTTGATCGGCTCGTCGGCAAGGTTGCGGATGCACAACGGGTTGAAAATAACCTGAAAGGTGCTCTTGATCAAGTTAACAGCCAACTCAGTGAGCAAGGTTCCAAAGCTAACGATGCCAAAGATCATATCAGTAACCTGCAGCAGGAAGAGGGCGAGCTTGATTCTAAGCTTAAGCTCGCGTCTTCATCGGCTAAACTGGA